AATAGCGGCCTATATGATACTAGCGCTTGGGAAAATCGAAAAGGGGAGCCATTGACTCTGATTTCCACTACCAAATCAGCTTTCATTCGAGCAAAACCACGCAACTTAGGAGCGATGGACGGATGTGAAAAATACAGCCACGGTTGCAAAGTTTGGAAAAATTGCGTATTGTCATCCCACTCAAATGTATGCAATAGCAAGGGCCTTTCAAAGAAATGCGACACATCCATCCCATTAGTCGTGATTGTTCGTCCAATGCTGGGCGTCTTGTAGATTGCAGTATTAGGAATTTCCGCATCTACAAAAGCCTGTTGTTGTTGTTGTTGTTCTTGTTCGGCGGGTTAGTTAACTGACAGTATAAACCCATACTCTGCCAGTGTGAACTACTCTTAGTAAGCCACTCTCTTCTAAATAGAAGTTTGGGGGATTGCCCCTGGCTGCTCATCTATGTTTCCATTACGTAAGATCCGGTTGCTCCGTATAGATCCTACGCGGTAAAACTAAACATAGAGGGTCTCATTGGTTAACGACGAGTGACATACGCCAAATTTGAGAAGTACATCTCGAGTGCCGGTGCGCAACGGACTCACCGGCTAGTCCTTGGGCTTTCCACCATGGAGGCGCCCAACCCTCGGCTCAAACCCCGCGCCGATCTGTTGCTATGCGGGGAGGGGGAAATACATCCCCTGGTTCCAGTACACGAAGCACTTACTGGATAGCGCACATTGCGTGGCATATTTATATAGCCCGTTACCACACGGGGCCGAAATGGGGAAATACATCCCCTGGTGCCGGCACACGAAGCACTTGCCGGCTAATGCAAGAATTGTGGTATAGTTTATTCCGTACTCACTCAGAAACACATGGCATATCTTTTGTTTGTCCGTGCCCACGGACATTGGGTCGATACGATGGGGCACCACTTTGCACCAAAGGTGGGGTATTTATAAAGCCCGCCTCCACACGGGCTAGCTTAAGCGATCTATTCAAACTCAAACTCCAGATCACCGCACTGCTCGTGCGGTAGGTCTAGAGTCTCGACGCCTGCAATCCAGTGCTGCATGTAGGCGTCATAATCTGGCCACCCATTCGGTAAGACAGCGCGCATCTCCGGTGTCAAGTCATTGCTCAGCACAAACTCATCAGCGAATGCCACTAGTTGCTCATAATTGCTACGTCCGTACTGAATAAACTCGAATGCTGCACTAACTAGAACTTGGATGTATCTGATCCGATTGTATGCGACGTCCTTTCGAATTTCAGTTGACAACATCTTCTGAACAGAAGCAAAATCTATCGGACACACAACAACATTATCTTCGCCATACTTACGCTGTAACCAATATCTCTTAAGAAACGTGGGATGCGGGTCATAATCGCTACTCACTGCGCTCTTTGCTGCTGATGTGTACACAACATTTATTTGAGCCAACGCCATAGAGACGGCTGGTTGCGTAAAATCACTGCATTCTGAGCTAACACCCAAAATGTTATCGTCGCCATAAGCCATCATACGCACACATGCAAAAAAGTCCTTTTCAGGATACACCTGCTCAAAGGCGAACTTCATATACAATACATTTGCAATGCAATTGATGATAACGGTCAAAGGGTGGCCAGACGCGTTACTGCCGTTCAGGCGATAAAAATCTCCAAACATGTTCACTAATGGATTGCTAATATCATCAGCGATAGCGCTGAGAAGCGCACGATATTCACCTTTGTCATTTTCCGTTAGACTGCAGTAATAATCGGTTCGTACTAAGAAGTCTATCAAAACCCCCCAAGCAGCAAACAGCCACTCACGTCCCATACGCTGATCATAATTACTAAAATCACCACAAATGAAATTGCCATTACCAAAAACATTGAGAAAGCTATGCAACTCCCCCCACTCTTTACTAAAACAATTCAATCCCACAGCCACACTTGTTACATACCGAAACTCTTGCAGACAAGATACCAGCGCCAAGAAATATTTCCTCACCAAATACGTCATTTCCACATTACATCCCTGGAACATGCGAATTTTACCATAGGAGGTCGCAAAAACTGATTCAATATCCTCTGGCGATACGCCTTCAGGTAGCTTGACTTTCTTTACAGGAAGCATCTCATCCTTAAGTGAAG